CTACTACCTACATTTCCTGCACCGTTGTAAATACAAACTAAATCCAAAAGAGTTGCAACCTGCCATCTGTGAGCGCATTTATTTGGGTTCAAATCTTCTTTATCTTGTGTCGATATAATAACGTATTGCGTTGGATTTAAATTGCCAGTCACTTGTGTATCAAAACAAGGATAAGTTGAATTAACGGCATCGTAAATAGCTTTACGGATGTATTTATTTGGGTTTACCATTTTAAACGTTTATTTATTTCAAAGATAATAATTTTTTTTGTATATTTGTGTATCTGAATGCAAGCAGGTAATAAAAATTTAATAAAATCCCGATTTCTAGTGCCTTGCATCACTTTTAATCGGGTTTTTGTATTATGGAAATTTGGAAAAATATTAACAATGATTATAAAGTTAGTAATTTAGGGAATGTAAAAAGTTTAAAGTTTAATAAAGAAAAAATATTAAATAAATATCTTAATAAACAAGGATATTATTGTGTTTGTTTAAGTGTTAATAATAAAAAGCAAAAAACAAACGTGCATGTGTTAGTTGCAGAAACATTTTTAAATCATAAAAAAAATGGATATAAATTAGTTATAAATCATAAAGATTTTGATAGGACTAATAATAATTTAAATAATTTAGAAATTATTACTCAAAGAGAAAATACAAATCTAAAACAATTTGAATCAACTTCTAAATACACTGGTGTAAGTTTTAATAAAATAAGTAATAAATGGCTTTCTCAAGTTCATATAAATGGTAAACAAAAATATTTAGGTTTATTTAATACAGAAATAGAAGCTTATAATAGATATAAAGAGTATTTACTTAGCTTTACCATATTTGTCTAATACTTTTTTTAATTTTGTTAAATATTCTTCTCTACCTCTAATTAATGCAGGATAAAGAAAAGGTCTTGCTCTTAAATTAATTTGCTTTATTCCTCGCCCTTTAAACTTAATAGCTTGTTCTTTTAATTCAGTTGGTACGTTTACTAATCCACCCGTTCCAAATTCTACAAATGGCGCATAAGGCGCAATAACCCCTCCAGCCTCTACAGTCCAATTTAACGGACTTTCTTGTACTGCCTTTATAGATTGTCCTAATTTACCAAAGTTAGCAGGAGCGGATTGCTTAGCGTATTTTTCGATATTTCTTGCTACCAATTCAGTAACGCCTTCAATATCCTTTTCAGCTTCTTTGCCATACTTTCGTAAATCTGCAATAACGCTATTTAAGCCTTTTATTTGCATTATGTTCGTTGAGTTGCATAAATTTGTATATCAATATTATCTAAATCAATATTTAAAACACTATCTATATTATAAATAAGTCCGTTATATTTAAAGAAATTATCTTTAATTGACAAAACTAAATCAAATCTATTCCTGATAGTAAAAACAGTTTGCACAAAATTATCATTTTGCCCGTTTTCATTTTGTCTATTAGAAGTTTTTGCCGTAACATTAGCCCATAAATTTTTAACTAATGCCGTAGTAACTGTATTACCACCATAACCATCAGGAACGGTACTTGTAACCCATAACTCTACGTGCTTTGTATATTTTCTTGCTATCATATAAAACGTCTGTTAATATCGATATTTTGCATAACAAAATCAGGTACTGTATTCATAGCGTTGTTAGTTTCTGAATTATAAAACCAAAAGTTAATAAGTTGCAAAGCACTATCTATTAACTCGCTTGGAATATCCTCTAAATTATCATAACCAATAGTTAAAGTAACAACGTCGTCAATAGTTGGAACGATAGCATATAAAGGTCTGTAAACTATATCTAATTCAGTAACGGTATTATCAATAGGAAAATCATATACTTTTACTTGTTGAACTAAAGCACAATCTTTATAATATACTTTGTCACGTGTTTTAAATATGTGATTTGTTCTTTTTTCAATAAAAGATAAGGCGCTATTAATCATTCCAGTAATTTCATTATCTGTAATAGTTTGGGCATCGTCAATTTTTAGATATAACTTAGCTTGTTCTAAAGATATTACATCGATATAATTAGTCATTTTTCTTTGATTTTACTTCTTTTACCTCAACTACATACCAATCCATAGCCTTAGCATCGTCAATAGACAATTCAATAGTATCACCTATATGATAGTTTTTCTTTTCTGATAGCTTATAAAAAGCCTTAATTACATTGTATTTTTTCATAATGCTTGTTCTGTTAAATTTATAGGTTCGCAAATCTTTGTTACATTTAAATAATCTAAATAGTTACTTACTGAATATTTCTTTTGTGTATAGTTAGAATACTTAATAATAATATAATCCCCTTCTTGATCCGTTCCCCTTGCTAAAATGTTATAACAGGTTAAAGGTACTTCTGGAGCGGGTTGTTCTTCTGAACTACAACTAAATAAAACAAAAGCTAGTAATATAAATATTTTTTTCATAATACAAATATATAAAAAAAACCCTTTACAAATGCAAAGGGTTTTAAAAAACTAAAACAAATGAAATTTACACAGATGTAAAGTCACCGTAAACAATAGCGGCTGGTTGCTCAACAGCTAGTCCAACCTGTGCTTCAATTCGAGCAGTAATGTTATTTGTAACAAAGTTAGTACCCTCAGTTTCTGAAAATTCTAAAGATAATCCTTCTGTAACAATTTTATTAACTCTAGTCCAATCACCAACATAATATTTATTAGCAGCTAACCAATTCGCTCTATAAATAGCTATGCCGTTAATTCTTAATTGACCATTTTCAAGCGTTACAATACCCGGCAAACCGTATCCTGCACCCGTTGATTTTTCAGTTTTAAGAATATCCCAATAATCAGCAGGTCTTACAACAATACCATTAACTGGAAAGTTCAATCCCTCTTGAGTTGCTATTTCATTCAAAAGCATTTCAATTTTGTTTTTACCTGTAATGATTTGAGCAGATGCAGTTGCAGCAGCAGCAAGAACAGTATTAAAAATTGAATTTTCAGCAATAGCGTAATCACGTCTTAAAGCGTTAGGAATAAACGATGTTAAAAATGGAAGGTTATTAGCCATTTTTTTAGAGTATCTAGTAAAACCAGCTATAAAGTTAGTTGCTAAATCTACCATTGTAATGTCATAATCCTTTTGAGTTTTAGAACTTCCCTCAGTTTGAGAAGAAATAGAACCCTCGCCTCCTGTTTCTCTTGGGTATGTATAAGTACCACCCTCAATATTTACACTTCCAACTAAATCAGAAACGTTTAAAGCTTGTCCCGGTACTAATACAACATTTAAGTTATAATCTCTCGGAGCGTCACCTGTAAGATTTACTGGCAAAGTCATGTTTCCAACAGCTTTAACTTGTACGGCATTTCCTTTTCTAACTTCTGAAATACCTTTGAAGTTTTCAGTAATAGATTTTACCAAAGTATCTTCATTTTTAGTTCCTGATGCTTTGTCTTGTAGTTTCAAATCCAATTTATCTGCATGGTCTTGAACTGATTTCAATTCAGCAGTAAATTTAGCTTCCATTGCATCGGTAGCGTTTTTCAATTCAGTTTCAAACTGTGATTTATTTGATGCTGATAATTTAGTTTCAAAAGCATCGATTGCGCTTTTTACTTCTGTTGCAGTTTTAGTTTCTAAACCTGCTTTGATGTTTGCCAATTCGGCTAATAATTTCTCGTCCATTTTATTTAAGGATTAAAGAGTTTGTAAATGATTTTAACGTTTCTAAATAAAGCGGCTCATCTTCTGGAGTGTCATCTTCTAACGGCTCTTTGTCAAGTGCTTTTAATAATGTTTCAATTTGTTTTAATCGTTCATCCGAATAATCCAAATCGTATGATTTTTGTATTAATTCCATTAAACCATAATGCGATTTAATAGCTTTTATGTTTTGTACTGTTGCTAATTCATTAGCCGCCCAACTAGATAAAAAAGAGTATTCCATTAACTTATATTCAGTAATAATAGATTTATTCTTAACGTCCCTTTGTAATACTTTATAACCAATAGACAACTCAGCATTTAAACCGCTATCGTGCATTAATTTAATGTCTGTGAACATATCCTTCCCTAAAGGCTTATTCATGTTAAATTGACTTGTTGTAAGCAATCCGTAACTATCTTTCGTATTAATAGACAAAGGAACGCCTATCATCATAGTAGGGTTATGGTCTTTTAATACTCTAATTCGTTTAAAATTCTCTACAACAGTTTTATCAAAAGAACCGAACTGGCTTATGTCACCGTCGCTATCTTTATTGTTATAAGCATTTGCATAGGCAGTAACAACGCCTTTAGCTTCATCTAATTCTTTTAAATCGTATGATAATTGTTTAAACTCCATGCTACAAATATATTAAAATTATTTATAATTATTCTAAATAAGCTATTTTATTTTTCTAATTGGTAAACCGTCTGCATCTTCTTTAATAGTAAACACCACTTTACAACGGCAATTTATAACGTTCCCAGCTTTTGCATTTGGGTCACCCGGATATTCTATTTCTTCACCACTTGTAAAAAATGTACTGTTTGCATCTACTTTAACGCCATTCATATCTAAATGGTCATATATTGAATGTGGAGGTCTTCTAGTTCTATTATCTTGTACACTTATCCAAGTTTTCTCTAATTCATATTGTGAATTTTGAGCAGCTAAAACAGTAGCGTAATTTGTTGCAGTAGTTGTTTCAGTTCGTGCAATTCTTAACGCTTGTGATTTATACCATCCAAACTTGTTTTGCAAATTTCGTGTAATGTCTGCAACGCTTATATTATCATTATAACCTTGTTGAATTACTTTAATAATACTTTCAATCAAAGTCGAATGTACTGAAACAATCCTTAATCCTGCATTGCTATTTAGCCACTGATTAATAATCATTTCAAAATCAATATCTGCTTTAATAGTCTTTTCAGTTCTTTTATATTGTGGCTTTATTAAAGTTGTGTAAATTTCTTTATACATTTCCTTTATTTGCGTTTCTGTAACATTGCTATAAATCAAAGATTGAAACGTTAATTTAGCCATATTATTAAACGGAATAGCATTAACAATCTTTAATACATTACGTCTAACAATTCGATAGGCTTGTACTTCTTGTCTATATCGTAGCTTGTCCATCTTGCATATCGTTTAAACTCGGATCGTTTATGTTTACTAAATTAGTTGGAATATAAACCTCATTCATCATTTCATCGTCTAACTCTTCATAATTGAATACTTCTCTACGTTCGTTTAAAGTTAAAGGAACTGAATTAACCCACTCACTCATGGTTTTCATATCTGTTTGCATTTCTGGCATTTCAGATATATCAAACTCTAAACAAGCAT